ATTTTAATAGTGCAAATATACGAAATATTTTCGACATATGCAAATTTTAAATGTTAAATTTTTGTTAAATTTTTTAATTCTTTTATTAAACTTCTGCAAATATATAAATAATATTTTAAATATGCAAATATGTTAATTTTTAAATTAACTTATTTCTTCTTTCCCCCTCTAGCTCTTCTATCACCAGGCATATCAGTTTTAGATCCTCTATTAGTTGATGGGTCTTTTAATCTAGTACCATTTTTAGTATGTGCTACATCTTTACCACCTTTACCATAGATACCTCTATCTCTTCTTTCCTGTACTAACTCTGACCTTCTTTTTCTTTCTTCTGGTCTTTTATTTATCTCTTTTTGAGCGGCTAATTTCTTTTTATAGCTATCTGGATTCTGTTTATAGTAATCCATACTACTTTTTCCTTTTGATTTTGCTGGCATTTCTTATTATTTTAAACACAAATGTAGGACATTTAAAAATATCCTACAAATGTATTAATTAAATTATTAATTTTATCCACATTTTGATGATCCACAATTTTTACATGTCAAACATCCTTCTTGAAAAACAACGTTTTCACTACCACAATCCATACATGTAAATCCTTGCGCCTTACCGTCTTTAATGAATTTTTTAAGAGCTCTAGCCATACCTGCTTTCCATGTATTAATATTGTCGTTATCCCATGTAAGACTTTGAATAGTGTCAACTACAAACGGTAGAGGCATTCCATGTCTCAACATACTTGATATAAGTTTACCGTAGTTCCAATAATCTGTTGAAGATACTTTAGATATACCTTCTATTACACCGTCTTCGTATATAAAATCATATCTTTTAATACCTTCGCTATCAGATATTTTTTTGATTTCCCCTATTTCGACAGAAATAGGTAAATCAACATTTTCAGCTTTACCTGTGAAGATTTCATAAGGTTTATTATCCATTAATCCTACAAAAGCAATCCACTTTTCTTTGTTATTATTAAACCTTACTACTTTACACGGTAAAGATTTAGGTCTTTTTGGAGCGTGGTTCTCATTAAATGTAACAAGTTTTTTATCTTCTTCCTTACTAGCTTCAATAAGTACACCACTTCTAGAACCATCTCTATAAACAGTAATTCCTTTTAATCCTTTTTTCCAAGACTGTAAATAGATTTCTGATACTTCATCTTCTGATACAGTTGAAGGTAAATTAATGGTACTAGATATACTATGTGTAGTATATTTTTGAATTATACCTTGGATTTCAACTCTTTTGATCCAATCAATGTCGTTAGCCGTTGAATTAGTCCAAGGAGATTCGTATTTATCTAAAAATTCTGTTATATTCTGTACTAATATATCTTGCTCCTCTTTATTTTTAGGTTCAAAATTAAAATCTAATCCTGTTGTTTTTAAGTAAGTTAGCAACTTAGGATGAATAACAACAAATTCTTGCCATGAATCACCAATTTCGTCAACAAAGTCTACTCTTACTCCTTTTTCATTAGGATTTATTTTTTTTCTTCTAATATAAGGATATTGTGAAAAAATAGGTTCTATCCCAGAAGTTGTTTGTGTTAACAAACTTACAGTTCCTGTTGGGGCTACTGTATTCCATGATACATTTCTTCTACCGTACTTAATCATTCTAAGAACTTGATCTGGGTATTCTTGTCTTAAGACTTCATAAAAATCATTTTTACCTATAAATGGTCTAACTGAAGTATAATATTCATTTTCTAAATTCCAACCTTCAAACGCACCTCTAGTAACCGCCATGTCAATAGTACAATCTAACTCGGCTTCCATTTTAATGTGCATCATTTGTTCAATAAATAATAAAGCTTCTTCTGAATCATATTTATATCCTAACGCAGCAATTGTGTCACCTAATGCTGTAAATCCTAACCCTGTTCTTCTAGAAGCTTTGGCAGTATTTCTGATATTGTTCCAAAGTTTAATTTCTCTTTCTTTTACGTCAGAAGTTTCTGGATCTTTAGATAATTTATTTAAAATTCTATCAATATGTTCTAGTTCTAAGTCAATAAGATTATCTGATAATCTCATAGCCTCATAGGCTATTTCATAAAATTCTTTTACTTTAAATTCAGCATCTTTGATAAACGGTTTATCTACGAAGTTATATAAATTTAAAGCTATTAATCTACACGCATCGTAAGGTTGCATGAAAATTTCACCACATGGATTTGTAGTAACACCTTTAAATTGAGGATAAGCTCCGTCTGGAGAATAATCATGATGATTATCTATGAATATAATCCCTGGTTCAGCATAACCATGAGCTGATTTAATTATTTCATTCCAATACTCTTTTGCTTTGATTTTTTTTCTATATTTTATAGTTCCATCAAAATCATAGTAAGTTGATAATTCATTATATTCTAAACCTGATGTTTCATCATTAACATTCCAATTACAAGGAAATCTTAAAATATAATCTTCATCATTCTCTACAGCTTTCATGAACTCATTATTAATCTTAATTGAAATATTAGCTCCTGTTACAGAAGTCCCATCTCTTTTGATTTTAATGAAATTCATTACATCAGGGTGATTAATATCAATACTTAACATTAAAGCACCTCTTCTACCTTTTTGTGCTACTTCTCTTGTAGTATTTGAGAATCTGTGCATAAATGAAATTGCACCTGTTGTTGTTTTTGCGGCATTACTAATAGCGGTACCTTCTGGTCTAAGTGTTGAAATATCTAGTCCAACACCACCTCTTCTTTTCATTAATTGTGCCATTTCTTCGTCTTTTTTAAAGATTCCACCATAGGAATCTTCAGGTTGACCTATAACAAAACAATTTGATAATGAACCTATTGATTTTGCCCCTAACTGAGACATAATAGAACCTTGTGGAACAATATATTTGAAATCTTTGAAAAGATTGTAAATACTTTCATAAGTTAAATTATTTCTTTTTTGACCATATTCAGATAATTCTTTTAATCTATCAATGTGTGACTTTAATGATGATTCTTTTAAAGGTTCTGTTAGTTGATAATTTACATCAATTCTAGCAAACTCTTTTGCCATTCTTTTGTGCATATCATCAGGTGTTACCTCTCCCTCATGTCTATATTTATTAGACCATACTTCTGATGCCAATCCATCATTGTTAAAATATTTTAATAATTCTCCCATATATCTTCGTCTTCTTCTATTTTATCCCAATTTAAATCATTTATAATTTTTTGGTTTTCCAACCAATATTTCATATATTTGTTTTTATCACCTTTTATTTTTTGAGGCTTCTTACCAAATGTTTCTTTTTTGAAATCATCCCAACTACCTGTCCATTCATGTTTGAACTCCTCATTTTTATAAAGAGTATCTATCATAAGTAGATACTCTTTTTTAGCTGTTTCTTCTTCTAACTTTGTCCAACTCATATTTAGAAAGGCATATCGTCATCGTCGTCATCAGCTTCTTTTTCATTTACTACCTCTGGCGTCGAATCACTATTAGTATTTTGGTTAGAGTAATTATTGAAAACACTAGAATTTCTATTTATAAAATCTTCTACTCTAGCATATGCTTCATCGTTTGTTGCTGTAAAATCCCATTTACCACTTCTCAATTTTTTACCCTCTGGGAGTGCTTCACCCCAAGCAACTAAAGTAGCTTTTCCTTCATCATCTAATAAATCTGGATAGGATAAAGATGTTCCGAAGTAAGTTTTATCACTTGTTTTACTTTTACTTTCATAAATTGAAAGTCTAACAACATTATTAATATCTAAATTATCAATGCTTCTTGCGATATTTTGGAAAACAGAGTCTTCTGTTCCAATAGAGAATGAATATTTACCGTCATTATCAGTAAAAATAAGTACAAACTCTTTTCCACCAAATTTTGAATCTCTAAAATATGCCCCAGTGATTTTACCACTTACAGCATTTACATATTTTCTATAAGAAACTGTTCCTGTAGAAGTAACATGTTTCTCATAACCTTCTTTTTCTTCTTTACTGTAAATGTACATTGTTTTTTTACCGTAATCTAATTGTAGGTAAGTAGTATTACCTGTTGTTCTTGTTTCTAATCCCATATTTTAATCTTTTAATATATTATATAATTCTTCTAAATCACCTTTAAAGTATTGTCTATCTGTTAGTTTTTGTACACCGCCTTCTATTGATACGTATGTTGATTCAAGTAGTTTTGTTACACATATTTCATCTTGTTCTACTTGAACAAATAATAACTTGTTTTTAACGTCAATTATAGCGTCTTTTGTTACCGCGTCATATTTTATATCTTCAGGTATGTATTCACCACCTAATACAGCTCTTTTAGCTTCAATAATTGTTTTTTCTTCCTCGGTTAATTCTATTTCTTTTAACCACTCTATTTTAGTCTTTATAATCATTTTTTAATATTTCTTTATGTGCTATGTTAAAAGCGTTAAACAATCTGTTATGTTCGTTGTGGAGTCTAATTACATCTATTTGATTTAAATTATTAATATCAATTCCTTTATAAATATTAATATTTACTTCTACATTTTTAACAAATTTTATATATTTTTCTACTACGAATTGCATCTCTTCTACAGAATATACCGATGGAGATTTTCTATTTAATATTTCGTTTAAATCCATTTTAAGACTCTAGAATCCTTCTTTCTTCGATAATATTTCTGTTTATAGCACAATCTTCATCAAATTTTTCAGGGTATCTTTCTTTTAATTTGTTAATATTTTTTTCCATACACTCAGAAACAGATATACCATATTTATTATAAATAGATAATATAGTACTATCAATATTGTCCAATAAAGAAGTTTCTGTAATACTGTTAATAGGTTTATTATAAGCTAAGTATTTTTTTACAAGGTCTTGTAAAAGAGAACATTGTGAATATAATAAATTAATTAATGTACTAATATCATCAGTATTTAAACTATCGTTTTGTACATATTCTCTATTTAATAAGTTGTTGTAATTACTAATATACCACTGCATATCTGCTAATTCTTCACCTATTCCTACAATATCACCTTTGTGTACTGCTTCTTCTAACTCACTTATTTCAGTGCATATTCCTAGCACCATATGTGCTAAATCACTTTTATTAGAATCTAATCTTGCTAATGTTCTAATTGATTTTTCTTGAAATTCTTTATAATTCATTTATTCTATTTTTATAGTGCAAACATACGAAAAATTTTTGACATATGCAAGTTTTTTATACAAAAAATTTCCCGAATTTTTTCGGGAAATTTTGATTTTAATCAACTTCTTCTACTAAGACACTAACGATTCCTTTATTCAAAGAAGCTATTTCTGTAAAAGCTTTTTTACTAAGGTCTACTATTTTAGGCATTTTAAACATACCTGTATCAGTAACCGTAACAATTACACTTTTACCATTCTCCATATTTGTAACTCTTAATTTAGAGTTTAATTTGTACATATTAGATGCACATGTTAGTGCATTTTGTCTAAAAATGCTACCATTTTTTGTTTTTTTGCCTTCATATTTATCATGGTAATAACTTGCTTTACCTGATTGTTGGCTAAAACTTAAGGAGAATAACATCATCGTTAGTACTGTTAAAATTTTCTTTAACATATTTTCCGATTTTGTTACTTTTTACGGAAGCCATCACCGTCTCGTTTTTAAATCTTCTACAGAGAAGATAGGCTTTTTATTTTCTATATTCTTGTTTGTTAACGTTTTTATTAAATGGTTTATTTGTTGGAGTACTTAAAGCTCTAACAATATCCCATTTATAAGTGTTTATTCTCAAACATATAGTCTTATATTCTAAATTAAGTTCTTCACAAAACTCTATTAAAATTTTTCTATTTCCATTATATTCTACAATTTTATTATACGAACGATTTCTATTCTGTTCTGTAATTGTAGACCATTTGCAATTTTCTTTAGAATAACCTATGGAATTATCTATTCTATCTAATGAATGATTTTCTGGTTTTTCTCCCATGTCTCTTTTAAAATTTTGGTAAGAATCTATCCATTCATCACATATTGTTATTCCTTTTTCTCCATAGTCTTTATAACCTTTGTGTTTTTTATTAAGACATCTCTTCTTCATTGCTTGCCAACTATTATATGTAGGACTTCTACTTTCCATTTTAAATTATTCTATTGTGGAACAGAGCTTAATATTTTTTTTCTTCTGTCTATAGGTATATCACTTACTCTACTTCTCATTAAACTTCCACAGTCTCCGCATCTTAATAGTTGATATGAGTTTACTGTTGTGACATATGATTTATTTGTATCTTTTAGATTTGTTGAACCACAGCACGTACATGCTTGTACATCCTCTTCTATATATAAACCTATATTTGGATGCGGTTGTATATAAGGTCTCATTTCTAAATATACATCTTCAAGTAATTTTACATCTCCATCACAATATTCTGCCATTTTTTCTAGCATATTATAATCTCCTTGCATTACTTTCTTCCACATTCCTTTAGGTGTTTCTATTTTTCTACCAACACCTAGATATTCACCTAAATAATCTAGTTTATTAGAAGTTATTGCAAATTTATTTCTTGCGTGTAATAAAGTATCTATTACTGTATATGATGACGGTAAATTTAGTCTATATTTAATAAATTTTGCATTTGCTTTTTTAATATCAAATCTTTTTCCATTATGACCTATTACTATATCACTTTCATCTAGTAATTTCCAAAGTTCTTTTACTATTCTAGAATCATCCAGTTTTTTCAATTCTTTTTTGGTTAATTTATGTGATATAATCTCATCTTCAAATAACCATTTTGCCGAAAAACATAGTATAGACCAATCTTGAATAATATCGTCATCATTAATACCGTTCTGCCATTTAGACCATAAATATCCTATTATTGGACTAGTTTCTATATCAAAAATAAGTATTTTAGCAGGAGATTTATTTTTCTTTGCCAATATTATATTGTCTTCTTTTCTATAGTACTCTAACCATTTTCTTATTTTTCTAGATAATGATGATATTGAAGTATCATACAATCCATATTTTTCTTGAAGCTTCTCCGCGAGTATATCAGAACTTTTAAATATTTTATATAACTCTAATATCTCTTCTTTACTTTCTTCTTTATTTAACATATTTTATTATTTTGACTTTGCAAACATACGAAAATTTTTTGACATATGCAAATATTTTATACTTTTTTATTTCTACTGTATTCCCAATCAAGTATTTTACCTACTAAATCAGACCTGTGGTTGTGTTTTAACTTATGTACTTTTATATCCTCTAAAGCATTTGCCATGTCCATTAAATAATGTAATCCAGTATAAGATTCCTTTGTATCTACTTGATCAAAATCACCGTTGAAAACTATCCTACCATTTTTTCCTAATCTACTTACAATAGAAGATACCTCTGATACTAAAAGATTTTGACTTTCTTCTACTATTAATATATCATTTATTGTTTTTCCTCTTATAAATGCTATTGGTAAGGCGTCTATGTCTTTATTTTTAATATGCTGTTCTAGTTTCTCTTTCTTTTCTTTTGTATCAGAATAAGAAGTCATTAGATTTTCTTTAAAAGCTTCTAAATAAGGATTAAATTTTTCGTCTAATGTACCTGGTAGGAACCCAAGACTTCTACCTGTTTCTACATTTGCTCTAGTAACTAATATTTTCTCTACTTCTTTTTTAAAGAATAAATCTAGTGCTGTTTGTGCACATACTAAACTCTTACCACTACCAGCTCTACCTGTTACTATAACTATTTGATTTTCAAATATACTCTTTTTAACATTTTTCTGTTCATCATCTAATGTTATAGAATACTTAATATCTGTTTTAAATTGTTTTGCCATAAATTATTATTACATTACTTTTTTACCGAAAACTCGTAAAGACGCACCATCGTTTAAGAAAAAGTCATCTTCCAAACATCCTCTACATATAATTTCTTTTGCTTCTTTATATTTAAGATCCATATCATTTGTACTGAACATTAATATCTCTCTTTTTATTTTATATTTATTAGCATTATCTTTTATAAAACTATTTGAAGATAGGTATGTTTTCCAATCGGATTCTTTTATAACATATTCATATTTTTTACCACGTTTGTCTTTCATTGAAGCTACTTCTTTTTTACCGAAAGATCTTTTGCGTTTACTATAAATATTCTTTTTACCTATATATTGGTACTTTAATTCTCCTGTTTTAATATCATACAATGACATCAAATATACGAATCCCCAAACTTTAGGTTCGTGTATTTGCATATCTTCAATATTTTTTACGTTTTTTCCTTTAAAAGTCCAATTTGAATAATTATTAGTCATACTTTTTTAACTTTTCTACTATTTCGTTATATAATTCAGGGTTATCACTTAATAATGAAGATACGTTATCAGCACCTTGTCCTAATTTAACGTCTCCATAAGAGAACCAAGAACCACTTCTATTTATTATACCTCTGTCTACAGCGGCTATTAATATTTCTTTATTTACATCGAAACCTTTACCATATTCTATAGATGTTTCTGTTACAAAATCTCTATTACCATAATTTGACTTAATCTGTTTAAATTTGTGTATAGAATATTCTCCAGCTTCACCTTTACTTACAGATGTTCTAATTCTTGTTCTTGCATAAAAAGCCCAAGCCTCACCACCTGTTGTTACATTTGGATCTCCATATCCACCGATATTTTTCCTCATTTGATTTATTGCAAATACAGTGGTACCACCTGGTTTCATATAAGGAAATAATTTCCTAAGACCCTGTGAATTCATTCTAGCGGCTAGAGCCATTTGTGCATCACCAACAGAACCTTCGTCTTCTTTCTTAGGTAGTAATAATGCTACTGAGTCTAATACTACTACACCACCTTCAAAATTTTTAACAAACATTATTATAGATTCCCAAGCATCCTCACCTGATGCAGGTCTTAATAATATAAATTTATCTTCAGAAATATCTATACCTATTTCTTTAAAATAAGTTGGGTCATATACTTTTTCTAAATCTACCCATAAAATAGGTTCATCTGGATATTTTTTTTGATGTTCAGCTACAGCATGTATAGTCGTTGTGGTTTTTCCACTCTGTGTATCTCCAAAAATTTCTATTAGAGTACCTTTAGCCCATCCACCTTTTAAGTCATTATCTAACAGAAGAGATCCTGTTGGAAATTTTTCTATTGAAATGTTTTCTGGATCTTCTATTAATATTCCAGAGTTTTTACCAAATGTTTTTCTTACTAATTCTTTGAATTCTTTTACGTTGTTTTCCATTATTTTCCGTGAGCTATATGTTTATCTATTAATTTATCTAATACTATTTTCAATTTTTGATTATATGATTTTGAAAAATCAAATTTTTGCCTTACCCATACAAAATAATTTGGGTTAGAATTAAATGATTCTATTAAACTTTTTCCTTTATATTTACCAAAAGAAAGAGTTATATCTTCTATTTGTTCATTTGTACTTATAACATTTTTACCTATAAATGAAGATCTATGTGGCATTTCCCAATCACCAAATGGATAACCTGATATTAAATTATCACCGTTCCACATAGCCCAACCATTAGTATAATCATTTTTTTCAAAAGTTATGTTCCTAACGTCACCAAATCTATCGCTATTATGTGTCAGATCTATTATGATTTTTTTTGTAGGTACTATTACACCATCG